TGGTGAAATCCACGACGTCTCTTTCAATGCTGTATGCTCGCAGTTTGCAAAAAATATGGAGGATTATCAAATACTGTATAACATCTACAAAGATGCGCAAAGCAAAGAGAATATAGGACTTGTTTACGAACAGTTTACTAAGAAGACAACAACGCGAAACCTTGATTTCTTGGTGCCGGCCGCAGGTAATGTATGCCGCGTGATAGAGGTGTGGCGAAAAGAACAGAAGCCGCGCTACCGATGCCACGATTACAATACGGGAGAAATATTCAAAATTGATATTGAAGATTATAACGAACTCGTCGGCAGTGTCAACGCAGACAGACTGCGCAGATGCAGGGAGGCAGGAATACCCGACGAGGAGGCACCGCTGATACAGGCGGAATGGTTCATGGACGATTATTGGTATTATTATTTCCTGTCTCCTTTTGGAGATATTCTTGACGAGGGCGAGACGCCGTTTCAACATAAATCGCATCCCTACTCCTTCCTTGTTTACCCTGGTATCGACGGAGAGGCTCACTCTTATGTTGGTGATGTCATCGACCAACAGCGTTATATTAATCGTCTCGTCACGATGCACGACTGGATAATGCGGGCTTCGGCAAAAGGTGTTCTCCTGTTCCCTCAAGATTGCTTGCCTGAAGGTATGAGCCTTGAAGATGTCGCTGACGAGTGGTCGCGCTTCAATGGGGTTATCGCAATCAAAGCAAAACCGGGCGTGCCGATGCCACAGCAAATCTCCCAAAACGCCACAAATGTAGGCATCACAGAACTGCTGAATATCGAGCTGAAACTTATTGAGGATATCTCTGGAGTTAACGGCGCGTTACAAGGGAAGCCGGGGTATTCCGGTATGGCAGCGTCGCTCTATGCTCAGCAGACCCAGAACGCCACCGTCTCGCTGTTGGATATCCTCGAATCATTCTCATCGTTCATCATTGATGGCGCCTACAAGGATATTAAGAACATGCAGCAGTATTACGACCAAAAACGCGTTATCAATATCGCCGGAAGGAAGAGCGAGCGCATTTTCTTCGACCCGGAAACAATTAAAGATGTAGAGTTTGATTTATCTGTACAAGAAAGCACAACAACACCCGTCTACAGACAGATGGCCAACGAATTTATTATGCAACTGCTTCAAATGGGTCTCATCACAGTAGACCAGGCTCTTGAAGTTGGGACTTTCCCATTCTCCGATGAGCTTCTTCAATCTATCAAGGTTAAGCAAGAAGAACAGGCGCAGCAGATGGCTCAACAAGGAGCCGAAGGGCAAGTTGAGGCGCAGCAGAACGTAGCGACATTGCCAGTACAACCTTAAATTCATAAACCATGATTACCTACAACGTCTCTGAACTCATGCAGGATATCCGCATCGCGCTTGATGAGAATGACAACAGTACAGCTCTCATTCAACAGCAAGATACCGACGCTATTGCCATCAATGAGATTATACACAGCAAGATAGAAGATGCGGCTGCGATTATATGCAAACAGGCTCCCTTGTCGATGACCGACGGGGGGAAAGTGCTTTCGGGTAGTATCGCCAACGGCGCACTGGCACTGCCAAGTGACTTTCTTCGTTTGGTATATATTAAACTCAGCACCTGGAAACGGCCTGTAGTCGTTCCTATTACACCCGTTGACCCGCTATACACACAAATGGCGTCGGAGTACGAAGGCGTTACGGGTAACATATATAAACCGGTAGCCGTGATGGTAGCGAAACCAACTGGGCTTGTTTTGGAGCTTTACCCGTCCAATGGAACGATGACGGCAAGTTATATCCCCAAACCGGCTATTACCACGAGCGATAATTTAGAAACCATTACACTCCCGCCTAAACTTAAACCGGCTATAGTGCAGTATGCTGCCGCGCTGACGTGTATGGCACTTGGCAACCCCGACAAGGCGAAGATTTATATAGAATACGCAAAGGCGCTTCTTCAATAGTAATGCCCTCTTAACCATATAACCTTTCTGCAATGATAAAAGATATCAAATATAATGGAGTGACCACTGTTCCTTCCGATTATGCTTCGCCTGACGGAGACCTGGCACAGGCAACGAATATAGCCATCGACGCTGACGGCTCTCTGACGCCGCTTCACGATGGTTCCGAGGTGACTGTTAATGGGCAGACAATCACAATCGCGGGAGATGAAACACTGTCTTTTATCCACAAGAATACAGGGTATCTGCACTACATTGTTGTTAAAGGGAACGAGAATGATGGCTTTCTTCTTTACTATATCGACGGGAGCACGGGCGTTAAGACGGCCGTGAGCGATACTTTTTCCACCAACGAAATATATCAACTGGCAGCGGTGGGCAATACGCTGCTGTGTCTCACACCGGACGGCATGTTTTATTTCCTCTGGAAAGAGGATGCTTATGTTAATCTCGGAAACCACCTGCCCGAAGTAAACCTTCAATTTGCAATCGAAGGACAAATGGTACAGGACGGCGATACAGATAATGGCATGGACCGCATTAAGGTGGCTCTTGATGAGTCGGTACAGGCGGAAGAAACATTGAGCGAGAGGGCTGTGACTTCGCTGACAACGGCGGTCATGGCAGAGGTAACAAAATTTACAAGCCAACTATATCAAGGCAGTTTCTATCGCAAGCGTACAGGCGGTGCAATAGATATCAATAAAGGCAAGTTCATATATCCGTTCCTTGTCAGATATGCGCTCTGTCTCTACGACGGCACGAGTACAATGCACTCGGCACCGGTTCTTATGGCAACAACGAGCGCAGCACTTGATACCGCAGGAAATGAAATCGGGCACGCCGGCACACCTTGCGTGACATGGCACGACTACGACGGACAAAGGGCACAAGAGCCATCGCTCTTCATTGAAGCTATGGCTTACGACCTCAGATACGCCGTGATAAACAGCATTCCGGATGAGTGGAAAGATATCATTACGGGGGTTAATATTTATATCTCACAACCACTCTACGATATCGACCAAAGCGGACGTATCACGGAAATTAAACGCGGTTCATTCACACCGTCTAATTCTAAACATGTCATAGATGAGGACTACGGGCAACGGGAATACCATTACCGCACCTACCACGATGAACAGATTTTCGCACGCCGCACGACAATGTTCCCTTATCACTACTCTACATACACCAAAAGCGAAGGCGAAGGGCCGGACCAACAAACGACTACATACACCATTTACGACCCGGTATTTATTCTGCCGAAGAAGGCAGACCAAAAGGGTGATATCAAGAACTGTGGTGCGTTCTTCTTGCTGAAACATTATAATGCGAGCGAACTGGTGACCGACGGCACATTCCAAACTATAGACATACCGAAGGATTACCTGCCGTCGCTGGTGAACAGGGAGACGATGACGGATGATTTCGGTAGTCACAACACTATGAAACCAACCATCGCTTTCTCCTACAATAACCGCATTAACATATCTGGCATTACGCGGGAGCTATTCAGGGGTTTCCCGGCAAAAGGGCTATTTCAGTATACCACGACGACCGTGCCGGTGTTAAGCCCAAAAATCACGGAAGTTTTCTATCAAATCTATATCAAGAAAGATGGCCGCGAGTTTGTTTTCAACAATACTTCTTCGCTGTATAATGGCGCAGTATGGAGACCGCTTTATTTCTTCTATCCCGACCCGGACGCTTACAAAGTTATCTTGTCGCTGACAATCGATAACAATGGAACAATATCGGAGGTGGTTAAAAAACTTGACCTCAGCCGACATGAAACGCTTAACGGAGCAGTGTGGGTAAGCGACTGGGTGGATAGTTGGGATGACCGTACGGGTTCACGCCTGCAGTATTGGAATGAGGAGATTGCGCCTTCCCCCGACGAGATACCGCAGTACCAACTCCCTAACGTGGTATACACCTCCGAGGTGAATAATCCGTTTAATTTTACTTCAAGCGGTGCAAACACCATTGGAACCGGAATCATTCTCGGACTTTCCACGGCAACAAAGGCCCTCTCGGAAGGTCAGTTTGGACAATTCCCGCTCTATTGCTTCACTAACGAGGGTGTGTGGGCGCTTGAAGTGCAAGGCGATGGCTTTTACAGGGCGACGCACCCTGTTAGTCGTGATGTGTGCAACAACAAGGATAGTATTACACAGATTGACACGGCGGTTCTATTTACCACAGAACGAGGGATTATGATGCTCTATGGCTCTACTGCAACGTGTATTTCCACGCCGTTAGAAGATAAGGCTTTCGCAACGTCACGGCTTCCTGGGTTG